GTTGTCGAGGTCGCGATTGCGCGCGAACGGCGCCTCGATCAGAACACGCACCCGGCCCTTGATCGGCGCCGGCCGCTGCGCCTTGACCAGCCAACCTGCCTCGGCTTCCCAGGCGGCATAACTGTCGGTTTTCCAGCGTCGGCCGAGATAGAGATTGTTGGTGCTCGGCGATACCGGGCAGGTGAACCGGCAGGCCGGCGCGTCGTCAGGCACCGGCTGGCTCGCTCTGGACGGCATCGAGCCAGTTGAGCTGCATTCCGACGCCGAGGGCCGCGAAGGTCTCGCGGATCGTGTCCTGCAGCGTGTCGCGCTCCTCCTGGTCCAGCTCGAGGAGCTTGCGGGCGGCGGCGAAATGGGCCTTCTTCATGCCGAGGCCGGCGACGATGCGGGTCTCGACGACGGCCTTGATCTCGGCCTTGAGCCCCGCCACCTGCCGCTCGTATTCGCTGATCGTCTCATGCGCCTCGCGGATGATCTCGGCCCTGGCCGCGCTGTTCATCGGCGGCGACGGCGCCCCGTCCGCCACATCTTCGCCGTTCAGATGCTCGTAGGCCGCCGCCTCGGCGTCCTCGTTCCGTCGACCTCTTGCCATCATCACTCTCCGAACAGATCCGGCCGCAGAACCGCCCGCGGCACCCCGTAAACTTCCTCGATCTCGGCCACCCGCTCGGCCGGCACCCGCTTCCAGCGGTGGACGCCGCCGGGGTCCGCCCCGATCCCGCGCGCCAGCGCGTGACGGTTGCCCGCAGCCTCGATCGCCGCCTGCAACCCCGCCTCGATCGCCGGCTTCGCGCCGTCTGCCGCGCTCATCCGCATACCTCCCGCAGTTCGCCATTGACATAGCACATTGTCAGGATATACCGTGATCTCCGTCGAAACGCAAGTGTGGGGATGAGAGAGTGACCCTCGATGAAATCCGTGCCGGCATCCTTGCCCGGCATACCGAATGGGAAGACAAGGCGCGGTTCGCCAGCGGCCAGCTGGCGATGATCGAGGCCGAGCTTCTGGCGCACGACCGCGCGGTGACGGCGATGCCGGAAGCCGCGAACGGGAACGCAAAGCCCGGGCGCGCCGCCCGCCGCGACATCGCCGCGCTGGTGCGGGCGGCGCTGACCGACGAGCCGCAGACCGTCGCCCAGATCGCCGAGAAGACCGCCGTTGTCCCGGGCCGGGTGGTGGTGGCGCTGAAGCGTATCGGCGCCAGGCTGCCAAACGGCGGCGATGGGTGGGCGAAGCCATGAGCGAGAGCCCCGACAATAACCCGGCATGGGTGCGGCTGACATGCCTGACGGTCGCATTCAGCATCGCGGCGGTGACGGCCGCAGCCACCTATGGCTGCTCGATCTCATACACGTCTTACAGCGCAGCGATGATTGAGTGCGCCAAATCCGGCGGCAGCTTTGTCCCGACCGGCAATCGGGGGGGCTCATCCGAGTACCTTTGCTTGCACCTGGGGGGAAGACAATGAACGCCCTCGGCCTCTCCGACGCACAGCTTGCCGAGCGGCGCCTGCGCCTCCATGCCGGCGACGCTCCGGCGATCATGGCCGGCGACTACCGCAAGGTCTGGAACCGCATCAAGCTCGGCGACGACGCCGACCTGTCCGGCGAGTTCCGCGTGCAGCTCGGCAGCTTCACCGAGCCGTTTAACCTCGCGTGGACGATGCGGCAGACCGGACGGCGCGTCCATTATTTCACCGATAACGAACTGTGCGCCTATGTTTGGCGCTCGTTGACGCGTGGGCATGCCGTCAACCCCGAGCTTGTCGTCTGCGAGCGCTACCCGTTCATGGGCTGCAACCTCGACGGCATGACCACCACGCCGCAGGGCCACCGCTCGGTCATCGACGCCAAGCATGTCGGGCGGGCGGGCGAGGCGGAAATCCTGCGCTATACGCCGGCCGGGGTTTGGCAGGCGACATGCGCCGAAACGGATTGGTGGGGTCTTTCCTGCATCGTCGGCAACAAGTGGGAGGAGCCGATATTCCAGGAGGTCGACCCGATCTATCAGGCGACGATGATCGCCCGCGCGACCGAGTGCTGGGGCTATATCGAGCGCGACGAGGAGCCGCCCGAGGCCGAGGTCGCGCCGGCCCCGCCGCCGAAGCCGCAGCCGAAGCGCCGCGCCATCGACGTGCCGCTCAACCCCGACGATCCGGTGTTCCGCGCGCTGTTGCAACGCGAGAACTGGCTGGGTGAGATGCTGGAGGCGATGGGTGCCTTCGCGCAGACCGATGCCGCCGCGAAGCGCCACGCCATCGCCCGGAAGGACATGGACCGGCTGATGCCCGACGACGTGGGTCTCGTGACCCGTGGCAGGATCAGGGCAAAGCGGGATGGCCGTGGATTTACAGCCTCATTGGAGAAGGGAGAAACCGGATGCTGAAACTGCCCCTTAACCGCGAGGAGGCATTGCTGTTGCGGCGCATCTTGGAACATTCCGAGCGAATACTTGTGTCGTCAAGCGCCGCCGTTTCTGCCAGTAGCCTCACCCGCCAAGCTCAGTTGTTTGCCGCCGAGGTCATCGTGGAAATTCGGGGGCGGCTTGAAGGCTTGATGTTGAAAGGAGAACCCCATGCCAGCACTCAGGAGTAGCAACCTCGCGTCTGCCGAGTACGACGCGGAGGCGCAGAGCCTCACGATCACCTTCAGGTCGGGCTCGACCTACACCTACAGCGGCGTGGACGAGGGGACTTACGAGGGACTGCTGTCCGCCTCCTCGCCCGGCAAATACTTCGCCGATCAGATCAAGGACACATTCTCATGGACGAAGGGGTGAGGGAGATGGACGGACAGATATTCGACTCGGCGACCGGCGAGATTGCCGCGGCGCCCGGCATGCCTCCGGCGATTGCCGCCGCGATCCTCGCCGTCAAAAAGCAGGTGAAGGCCCTTGGCTCCGACGAGCGGAACGAGCACGGCCGCTACAATTTCGTCTCGGTCGACAAGTTCTACGAGCGGATCGGTAAGCTGATGGCGGAAGCCGGGCTGGCGCTCCTGATCGACGAAACCTCGACCGAGGTTCGCGCCTCGGACAAGTCGGGAAACCCCTGGCTGTTCGCGCAATACCTCCTCTCGTTCATGCACGAGACGGGGGCGATGTCGGCCGGCCTCAGACGCTCGATCGCGCTGCCGATCAGCGGGCCGCAGGCGTTCGGCGCGGCGCAGAGCTACATCGAGAAGCAGTTTTTGCGGCAGGTGTTCAAGGTGCCGACCGGCGAGAAGGACGCCGACGACACGCCGACCGATGGGGTGGCCCCGGAAAGCCGCTCAGGAGCCCGCCAGACGCAGGGAAGCGCTCCGGCGGCCAGAACAGCCCACCAGCGCCAACAGGCCGCTCCTGAGCATTCTGTGGAGCAGCAGGAGGCCCGCAAGCGGTATGGCGAGTTGCGGGCGGCGATCGACGCCAGCCTGACCGTCGGCAAACTCGAGGAAGTCGACGGCTGCCCGGCCTGGGTCGCCTGGGAGAAGCTGACCCGTGAGCAATTCCCGGGGCAATATGATGTCGTCGTCGAGCAGCTGCGTGATCGCATCGCCAAGCGGCGCGACATGCTGCTCGGCAACAATGTCGGGGGAGGGTATTGATGCGTAAATTCCTGCTGTCGCGCGGGTTCGAGATCGCCAGCGAGGTCTTCGCCGGGATCACGATGGTTGTCGCGGTTCTCGCATTATGGTGGTGAAGATGGATAGAACAATGGCAGCAGAGCATGACGCCGAGCTTTTGCAGCTAGCTAAAGCCGAGGCGTGGCGCGAAGGCTTTGACGCTGGCGTAAGGGCGAACGCCCTTCTGATCGCCGCTGCACCCGAGCTTTACCAGGCCCTAAGTGCGCTCGGCGCAGTGTTTTTGCGCCGCGGTAGCCGCGAGGAATATGACAACACCTACCGACAAGCTGGCATTGCCGCGCTCGCCAAAGCCCGCGGAGAGACGCCATGACCGAGCCTAGCCTGCATGCCTACGTCGTCGTCCTGTCGTTCGAGCTGCCGGGGCCGCTGCACGTCAACAGCATCCTCGCGCCCGATGCCGCCAGCGCGTCCGCTCTCGCGATGCTGATGCTGATGCGGAACGCGCCGACCGATGCCCCGCTCCTCGGCTGCCTCTGCGTCGAGCAGCCGGTCGAGCAGCTGCGCCACCTGCTGCGAGCGGTCGAGACCGGGAAGCCGCAAGGCGAAGTCGTGTCGCTGGTGCCGAAGTTGCGCGAGGAGGACGCGCCGACGCACGATCAACGTGTGGCCGAGATCCTGCGGCAGGACCCGGAGTCGTGCGAGCACGAGTGGCTTGATGGTCGTTGCGCGCGCTGCGACTCGATGCGGATACCGTACCAGTATGCCGAAAAGCGCCCCCTCGACGCCGCCGATGCCGCGACCTTCACCGGGCCGAAGGTCTCGCATCTGTGGGAAAGCCTCAGGCCGCACCCCGAGCCGTTCGGGCCGCCGGCGCCGGGGGCCGCATGAGCCCTTGGAGAATTGCCACGATCGCGATGCCCTTCGCCTTTCTGGCCGGCATCGGAGCGGTC